CGAAGCTTTGAACAGAACTATGATCAGTATAAGAGATTTAAATGATCTTATGCTTTCAGACATTAAAGCTTTGGACGAGGCTTCTTGGAGTTTACACCACCAGTTTAATTTAAGGAGTGAAGATTGATGCTTAGAGAACAAGAAGGTAATTTTAGTTGTACTGATTGTGGCTACGTCTACAGCTCCATGCTTGCAGACGATGAAGTTCCTGATACTTGCAGTCAATGTTATGTTTATGATCGTGATTGTAAGAACTGCGGAGCTAAGACTTGTGCAGAAAAAGCTTTTTTTCACAAAGATGAAACCTTTTGTGAGGACTGTTGTCCAGAGGGGTATGGCGAATGATTAATCCCACAGAAAAAAAGAGGCGTGGTTATCTCATGCATTTTGAAGAAGGAACTCAGGATGCTGTTCTTTATCAACAGATGAATGAGGACAAAAAGTCTTCGGCTTATTATAGACGAGGCTTCGATTTTGGAATGACGCTGCATTTAAAATTAAGGAGTATAAAATGAACGCTCAAAATAAAACCCATGCCGTGATGAGCCAACGGCATGAGGATAGCGATAGTCTGGATTACTTTCCAACGCCCCCTTGGGCCACCAGAGCTCTGTTTCAGGAAGTTCTTAAACGACCGGAACATAAACAAGAGCTGTTCTTTGAAGATAAATCAAATGTGACGTGCCTCGAACCAGCTTGCGGTGGCGGTCACATGGTAAAGGTCCTCGAAGAATATTTCGATAACGTAACCTCATGCGATATTGCCGATTACGGCCAAGATCATATAGCTGATTTCTTATCTAAGGACGTCAAAGACGAATATGATTTTATTATTACTAACCCACCCTTTAATCTAGCTGAAGAATTTGTTACTAAAGCTATACCTCTGGCTAGAAAATGTGTGGCAATATTCGCTAGAACTCAATTTATGGAAAGTGTAGGACGATATGAAAGACTATTTAAACCAAATCCGCCGAAAATTATCGCTCAGTTTAGTGAGAGAGTACCAATCGGTAAAGGACGTCTGTCCGCAACTGCTTCAACAGCTACAAGCTACGCTTGGTTCATATGGTGCGGAACTGCTAAAGAAAGTACAGAACATAACTACTTTACGTCCACAGCTCCCACCAAACTCTTCTGGATCCCTCCGTCACGAAGAATCTATGAAAAGCCAAACGACTATGAAGAACGTGTGGAAACTCCACATTCTCGACCCACGGGTCACGCCCCACAAACAGACCTTTTTGGAAAAACTAAAGGAGATATTTAAATGAGCAAAGAAAAAACTTGGATTAATATTAACGAAATGCCACTATGGGCAGAGGCTATTTTAGAAATAGAAGGCCTTGTTAATGAGGAAGTATCCAAATTAAAAAAGGCAGACAATATCAGAATGGCCACTTTGTTAACAAATAGTCTAACTGTTATTAAACGAGGATACTAATGCCAAAAAATTGTCTGGATTACTGCAAAGAATGCGGAATAAAACTCAAAAATACTAAACATATTAGGACACATCCCAAATTGTGTCCTGATTGCCGAGGATATAATTCAACTTTAAACCCCAGCGTCAGAGAAGTTTTTAACCAAATGCAAAAAAACCCAACAACTCCGGCTGACGATGAGCTGTGGTTTGAAGATTGTCCCAAAGCCGTCAAAGAACTCGAGTACGGCCGTGTGTCCAGAAAGACTAACGTAGCTCCCGTAGAAACAACTCTTAGTGATTTGATTATATGAGTGAGCTGATATGTAACCTACCCGCTGTTAAAGTTAAAGTCAGGCGGGAATATTTAAGGGATTTAGAAGATGGATTTGGTGAGTTTGTCGATGGGATCTGGGTCTCATGTAAATCTATTCCTGGAAGAGCATTTTATTTTGAGACTTATCTGCCTGAGTACGGCGCTCTGTATGACAAGTTGCCTATTAGCTCGTTCCTATCTAGAGCTGAAATACCCAATCCGGACTTACCTCTTAATAATCTGCAGTTCTGGAACGCTATGGATTATGGTATCGTGGCTGTTCATAAACAATTCATCGGTTCAATGGATTTTGAGGTGCTAACCAGAGACTTTGGTCTCCAAAAAGGTACTTATGTAGCTACCCTAGATAATTACCACGCCGATATTAACGCTATAGATTATAGTACAGCTGAAACACCCGATGAACATAAATCGTTTAATCTGCTGGAATTGGATAATGGCCAGTATTGTGTCTATCCTAATAATAGAATGAGAGTTTATGATAATAGTCTCACGCCTCACGAGCCAAAGAAGCCGGACTTCAAAGTTAGTACTATTGAGTACCAAGTCGAGAATGGGAATCAAACCCGACTCGGAGATACTGACGAATATTTTTGGAAAACGAAACAAGAATCGTCCGACTAAGTCCTTGATTTAATTGAATAATTTTAATAGTTGACTTTACTTTGTAATTTGGTACTATTAAGTATGGGAGAAATCCCATATCTGTTTGACATAGTTGGTGATTTTTAGTTTTGTAATGTTAATCTTTTCATAACATAGGAGTTTATTATGAAAAAAATTAAGATCAGGCAAATCGTTAAGGACGCTTTCAAAGTTGACGAGCTCAAACATTTTCAATGGGCTAGAGTTGATGTAGAAGATGGCCATTTAGATACGGGTAGTATCGAAGAAGTTAACGAGAAGTATGATGATGCAAGGATAATCCTAGATGCGGATAGTCGTTACAGCATTTATATGAGCCATGACCATGAGGAAGACATTCAGGAGTGTGCTAAAGACCTTAGACAAGTGACAAGGTTCTTAGCTAAATGGGCTCCTGAGCGTCTCCAGTAAACCACGGCCCCTGACAGAAATGTCGGGGGACTTAATTTTTAAATTGTAAACTTCTTTCATTATTTAATAGGAGTAAAGTAATGAATAAAATTCAATGTGAAAAAAGAATGAAGAAAATGGGTATTTGGTATGACATGTTAATAGCTAATGATGGTTATTATTTCAGTATGTACCCAATAAAAGACAAGCATTGGTTTCCAGTACTTGGAGTTCACTCAAACTGTGTGGATACAAGAGGGGAATTTGATCAAAGACCAAAAATGAAAGTTGTTTGGGAATCTGTCTGGTACACTTTAGAAGATGATTTAGAGCCTGAGTATTGTGGCTGTATTGATTGTTGTGCACATGATGAATAATTAAGAACCACGGCTCACGGCCAAAATGTCGTGAGCCTTTTTTTTGGTTACATTTGTTAATCTCCTTTATATATAGAGCTGAAAATAAAAAAAATATTTTTTGTTAAATATAGGTGTAACTGGTGTAACTTATGTAACTCGTATCTGTAATCGTTAGTACATAAGGATTCTATGGTTACATATTTGGTTACATATTTAATTTCAAATATGTAACAATACAATATTAGATCGATTTTGGCTTTACTAAGGGCTAAAAAGTTTTTTGCAAAAAAATATTTTCTGGTGTATATATATAGGATGAATAACTTAAAGCCTTTGAAAAAGGGTCGGGGAAGACCAAAAGCTGATCTGCATAGTAAGCTTACTAGGAAACAAGAACGCTTTGTAAAAGAGATTGTTTCTAATGATGGGATGATAACTCATAGAGAAGCTGCGATTAATGCGGGATACCCAGCATCTTCAGCTCACACTAGAGCTTATGAAATGATGAACCCTCAAATCTGTCCACATATCTGTCGAGCTATTCAAGCTTATCGAGATGAGTTGGACGAGAAATATGGCATTACTTTTAAAAGACATTTACGAGATTTACAAAGAATTAGAGATATGGCTATAGAAAACGGGGCATATTCAGCCGCAGTTCAAGCTGAGTATAGAAGAGGCCAAGCCAATGGTAATATCTATATTAACAAATCTGAAATCCGTCACGGGACTATAGATAGTATGTCTAAGGATGAAGTCCTGAAAGCTTTAAAAGAGTTGAGACAAAATGAACCGAAATACGCTGAAGACGTTATTGAACACGAGGACAACAAATCCGATAAAGAAGGAAGCGGGTCTGTACGAACAATTAAAGAGAGCCTCACTACAATACAATAAACCCATAAGACTTAGTAGAATAGAAAACTGGATGACCCTAGGCCTTCCGGATTTACTTATTTGTGACCACAACCATCAATTTCATTTTGTAGAATTAAAATATGTAAAATTTAATGCAGTGAATTTAAGTCCTCAGCAAATTAGTTGGATTACCCTACATAAGGGAGCTTCCGTTTGGATATTAGTTAAAAGCACTAAAGGCCTTCACCTTTATAGAGCTGACC